CTGCAGCAAGCAGTAGCTCTTCTGCAGCAAGCAGCAGCTCTTCCTCCGCCTCTTCCACATTGTCCATTGAGTAAATAGATATATATAACATCTAAACGTAAGATTCAATCTTACGTTTAGAAAATGTCATCACACCGACATATTCTGTATCTGCAACCAGATGCAGAAATGGTAGATTTGTATCGACATGCAGCAGAAGCTTATCTTGCAGCTCCTTATACAGAACGAGATGCAGGATTTGATGTATTTGTGAAGACGACAACTATGTTGGAAGCTGGTCCAGGGACTAAAATTAGTTTTGGAGTGCGAGCGGCTTATTATGATAAAACTCGTGGAATGTTTCGTGCCTATTGGATGCTTCCACGCTCGTCCATTTCCAAGACTCCCCTTCGTCTTGCCAATTCAGTGGGATTAATTGATGCAGGATACAGAGGACCGCTGTTGGCTGCACTTGATTGTCATGCAGAGAAATATGAAGCAACGGCGTTACAAAAATTATGTCAAATAAGCAATCCTGATCTTCTTCCGTGGGAGGAGATTCAGGTGGTGGAAGTGATTCCAGGAGGAGCAACACTTCGAGGGGAGGGAGGGTTTGGGTCGACGGATCGTGTGGGAACTCCTCGCCCTCCCTCGTCTCCTGGATTCAGTCCCAGAACAAATGATTATTTAGCCTATGGGTGTTAAAAAATGATACAATTCTACACAAGCATATCTATTATATAAATATGCTTGTCTATCACGGTTGTTTAAAATCCATCAATCCCTTTGCACGGAGTGATCACACCTTTTGGGTGTATCCAAAACATATGAAACTACTCACTCCTGAATGGGATACACATCTTCCAGCAAAAGAGTATTGTGACAATCATCGAGAAGATGGGGTTTCAACCTTTAATCCATTAATGAAGCAATATGTCTGCTTAGGTCATAAAACCTTGGATGAAGATCCCGTTGCATTAGTGTCGTAATCGTCTTCGCGTCTTACGACGTCTGGTTCGTTTTCTAAATGTACCGTGACCGGTAGTACCAACAGTACTAGTAGAAGAAGAACTAGCCGCACTAGAAGAACTGCTAGGAGGCACGTTTTCATAATTATGTTCGTTTTCAGACATTGCTCGTAATCTTAGAGTTGCTGCACGATTTTTTGGATCTTTATAATTACCGCGACATGCAGATACAAATATAATACGTTGTTTGGTAGATGGTGGAAAAATACTTGCATCCTTTAATATAGTATCCAAAGTTGTTTCAGTCCCTGTATAAGTTATTCCAATATTTTCAGAAGGATTTGGTGAATTACCCTTTAAAAAATTATCCATGTATATATGATTTGTCTTTTTCCACTCCCTATAATTCTCAACAAAGGGGGTAGAAAGAGGTAGTTTGTAAATTCCAAGCATAGATGTTTGACCTGGGTTATTAATGAATCGTAATTTCATATCTGCATAGGGTGTATGTGGTTCATAAATACTTACACCCGCTTCATTAGTACTTAAATGAACATTACTTTCCAATATAGGTACGGTTGGAAATTTTGACATATTAATGGGTCTTTTTGATGTGGTTAAAAGACTACCACTACGAGTTATTTCAATCATTGATTCAATGAAGGTTTGATGTGATGAGACTGTAATCTGAGTTTCATATGGAATTCCATTTGTAAATTCTGTAAGCTCACACCCAGAAGGACCTCCAAATATAATATAGGTATTTTCTGGTACGGTTGGAGGTGGATCTACATCTGGATCCCCTGCTCCATGAGCACTAATTAAATATACGTCCCAATTAGTGTAGGAGGGTGCATTTGGAGCAAGTCGTGATATAAGATTTGTAGATGTAATTTTACGCCCGCCTTTTTGTCGAACCATGGTCCCCTATTCTTTCTAATACTTTTTCACATGTATGACAGGTCCTTTGGAGCGACCAAGGTCAGTAGAGGAAATAGGAGGGTCGGTCTCTCCAGCGGCTTCGGCAGCTTCCTTCATGCGTTCCATTTCCGCACTCTTCACCCAAAAATCATTCGCTCCAATGCGAAAATCAGGACGAGGGGTGGCTTTGTACCAAAAGACAGCATCTTCCAAGCGATTGGACTTGGATCCGTTATGAATGACTAAACATTCATAATTTTCAGTACACTGATCCATAATCTGACAAAAGAACTCAAAGGTAGGAAAAATACCAGCAAATTGTTCATAAATACGTTTGCGATTCGCTACCATGTTTTCACGCAAAATAAATACGTAATCCACGTTACCACGCAGTACAGGAGGAATACCCATCACATACTGCAAGGCTAAAATATAGAGAATTCCATAGTGACGACCATTCATAAACAAGGATCGAATATATTTATCAGTGACCCATTTATTATCATACATGCAGTCATCCATAATGACGAAGGTACGACGATCAATACTGGAAGCACCTCGCGCGTCTGTTTCTTTCATCATTTGCTTGGTAAGAATTTGTTGACGTTTGAGCACATTGCTTAAGATAAGAGGATTGAATTCTTCATGAATAAACAGACTAGGAACCATTTTAGAATAGAAGGCGTTTGCACCTTCTGTACCACTAATCACGGTTCCAATGGGGACACGTTGCTTATGCCATAGTAAATCTTTGATCAAGAAGGATTTTCCTGTATTACGCTTCCCGATGAAGAGAACTGTTGAATCATCGGCAATACGGCTCATATCAAATTTTGTAAGCCGGAGGGATCGTGCAGGACGGGTATCAGGGGCAACGGGGGTTCCACCGCCCATCATCATAGCTCCAGAAGGGGGTGCGGACATATTGCTACATCTTCAAAAGAGTTATTTTTTCAAATTCTATTGCACAAATAGGGATGGACACAAGATTTTGGGGACCGAGTGGGTGGAGATTGATCCATTTAATTGCTGCTGCAAAGCGAGAAGAATCAATGCCATTTTTTGAACTGCTCCCATACGTGTTACCATGTAAGTTTTGTCGGGCAAGTTTGAGTGATTATTATGCAGCTGATCCGATTCCATCATCGGCAACGGATTTACCCATGTGGATCTATCGAGTCCATAATCAAGTGAATCAGAAATTGCGAGATCAGAAATTACCCACCGCTCCCAATCCATCGTGGGAATCCGTGAAAAAGAAGTATGATGACTGGGTAAGCGCTCCTTGTAGTGCTCATCGTATGGTAGGATGGGATTTTTTGTATTCGATTGCGTATACAACTCCGTGCCGACAAGTACCATCCGTTCCTTTGCCAAATGCTCCCAGTGATTTACCCACGTTGGAGTTGAAAAATCGGTGGAACAAATTGACCCGTGAAGAACGATTGAAGAAGTTGGAAGAGTTTTGGAAGGCATTCCCAAAAGCATTGCCATTCAAAGAATGGAGATCGGCATGGAATGCAACACCCCCCCCTTTACACAAAGGACGGGTACAGATGACAAATTGGTTGTTTCAGATTGAACAACACATGTGCAAAACCTTGGCAGAACCCTTTGCACATACATCACCCAATCATCTATGTAAGGAGCTCTCTCAGTTTGAAAGCAATTGTGGGAAGAAACGATCTCAGAAAGTGAGAACGTGTCGTTCTAAAAAGAAGAAAGCTAGGGAAACGATTCGAAATCAACGAGGGGGTGTGCGATGATGATTTGCCCAATAGTAAATTACATGAACAGGATCTTTTAATAAAACATCCTTTCCTGTAAATCCATTGTAAAATAGAAATTGTTTATACGTTCGATGATGATGAGGAGTGGCTGCTAATAGTTCATCTATTTCTGGAAACGGGGGTTGATTTGATAAACCAAGTCGTGTGCGGGTAGGTGCATCCCATACAGGCAAAATAATAATCCAATTACTATCATTCCATTTATCTAAAATACTACGAATCATCCATCGAATGTGAGAGGTTGTATAGGGTGGATTGGCTAAATAGGTGTCTCCCTTCTTGGGTGTAAATGTGTAGGCATTGCAGCCTCCTCGGGGTGCTTCTAATTCTGGAAAAATAGAACAATAGGTTAAATCGGGATCTGTATTATAAAAAGCACCAAAGAGTTCATGACTTAATCCATAGTCTCGTTTCCATCGTTGTTTTACGGATGGATGAACACTCAAACTAACATTTGAAAATGCTCCAATATGATCATAACATAATGTTAGAGGTTCTAGATTGGGTATACCTTGAAACCGTTTTAAAAATGCAGAATATTTTTTATGAAGATAGGCTTTTTTTGCATGAAGCCAACCAGAAGGAGGCGATATAGGATGTATATGTAATGGAGTTTTACTTTTCCAAATTATTTCGGGTTTTATTTTTAAAAGGCTATAGGCATAGTCCATCTTTCTACTTCTTAAATAACAAATAGTTTCGTATCCATGCATGCCCTTCCTTATGTTGAATTCGGTTCAATAATTCATTGTGCTCTTTAGGATTGTAATAATGATACATTAGAATCGATCGATAGATTGATTTTTTAGTATTTTCAATGCAGGCTTGCACTGCTTCTATATGGAACTTTATAAAATCCTTTTCAAAGGTGGTAAATAACCATTGATTGGGATTAAATCGTTGCACTACATGACATAATGCATCTTCCACTGGTTTGGCGAGTCCTTTAAAGTTAATTCCCAATACGTATATTTCACTACTACTGGGATTTAACGATGGTTTAAAATAAATTACTTTTTCAAAATGAATGTATAAGATATAGAATAAGCTGAGATTTAAGGGAAATATTAAGGGTAAGAAGGTTTTAAAGATGCAATTTCCTCCCACTTTTAAACACAGTAACATGGCAGTTAATTGTCCATGATTGATTTGTAAGAGCTGTTCTTCTTGAAATCCGAATTCTTCGGTGGGTAGTCCGCAATCACTCGTCACAATATCATATTGTTTTTTTGCAAAACTTCTTATATTTACTAAATGAGTAATATTTCCAGTATCATCTGCACCATAGACCCATTGACTTGGATACTTTCGAATTAATCCGTAGGTATCAAAAATATGAGCAGGTGTTCCATCATCATTCTTTTTTAACGTTGTGGCAGTCCATGTATACGGAATCTTTTTATGATCGCAATAATGTTGAAAGGCTAATATAAACTGACCAGGGGCTTCACATAGGTGAAATGCGTCAATTGATTTTTTATGTATCAAGTCGGTGTGATGCAATAGTTCACACATTTTTAAAAAGGCTTGACTCACAGATTGCCCAATGATTTTTTGAGCAGGATATTTTAACACACGATTGCTAAATTTGAATAAATCTGTCACTTTTGCATATTTATCTGGATTATTCACATAATCAATTTGACGTTTGATAACAAATAGATCAGATTCAATCTGACGGCGAATATCATTAAATTCGGAATGTAAGAGGCGATCACGATTATTTGATCGTTTTACAACCATGTTTAAAATAGGTGGCTGGTAAAACATACGTTTTAAATCTGCCGGTTTGTATAATAATGTAATGGGTACATTTACTTTCATTAAATCATAGATATGTTTTGCTTCTAATTTTGCTTCTTCAATATAGACTGGAATTTGTTCTGGCATTTTGATTCGTTCTTCAATTATTTGCAGTGTTTTGATTGATAACTGTAGATCATTTGTTTGAATTGCTTGAATCGATTTAATACTAGGAGATCCTCCGAGTAATCGTTGTATGATTGTACCTCCCAATTTCATTCCACAAGATGCATCCAAGCGTAACCAGGATTCATATAGGGTTCGAATCGTTTTTTCAAACTCTTTGTTGGCACGAAATCCAGTACAAACCATTGTTTTATTTGGATGGATTGTATTTTCATTAATTGTTTTTGTAAGATATACTGAATCAAACATATGCGTTAAAATATGAAAAAAATCATTGCTGATTTTTAAATACGTGTGATATTGATGAAATAAAAAGGTTCCTCCTTTTTTTAGAAGATGTGTTAATTGTGTTGCAATTGATAAATAGGATTGAACATTTCGATATTCTGTATGGTCCTGTTCTAAATATTTAAATATATTCAAATTTACAATTAATATATCATAGGGATCTTTCACGGTTAATACACGATCACAAATAGTTCCACTCATTTTTTCATAGACAAATGGTTTTTTTGTAAATGGTTTTATATAGGATTCATCTAATCGAAGTTGATCAGTACTTCTCATATCTGGAACTTCAAGTATATGGTAGAGATCATCCTTTGTCACATGAATATCAACATTGGATTGACGATAAAGTAGAAGACCATCCGCATCTATAAATTGAAACATGTTTACAATATTTAACATACGAATCGTATCTTTGTTACAATCGGAAAGATGAGGAAATAAAACTGCATTGGGAGATACAATCGGAAGTCGTTTGGACGTGGCTAATCGAAGTTCGGTTGCATCATAATATTGTTCAAAGGGAGAGGGAGGTTTTTCAACCGGTTCTAATTTTTTATAATAGTGTGGAATCGTTGTAAGAACAGAAATAAATGTACCAGGTTGTGTAATTGTATAAAAATCATAAAAATTTGGATGTCGTCGTTTTCGCAACTCTGTATTTTCTTTTACAAGATCTTCAATATATTTTGGCTGACTTACATATAAATATGTAGTTCCTGTTTGTAATTTGGGAACAATATGTTCTGATGATATTTCTACACGATAATGTTCTGCCATCCCTACTCAAA